AAGCAAAAGAAGTGGTTGAAGCCGGCGTATGAACATCTGCGGGAGTTTGATACGCAGTATTCGAAGGAGCGGGAGTTCCCGACGAGTGTGAAGCTCACGACCTGTAAGCCGAGTGGCACGTTGTCGTTGCTGCCGGGCGTGACGCCTGGTTGTCACCCAGGCTATGCGCAATACATGATTCGTCGTATTTCGATGGCATCCAACCATCCGTTGGTAGAGGTGTGCCGCGCGCACGGCTATGACATTGAGTATCGCTTGAACTTTGATGGGTCGCAGGATTACAGCACCGTCGTGGTCTCGTTCCCGTTCTCCTTCCCCGATGGCACCGTGCTGGCGAAGGATATGACCGCACTTCAGCAACTCAAGGTGGTCAAGGAGCTTCAGCAGAACTGGAGCGATAATGCGGTATCATGCACAATCTACTACCGCAAAGAAGAACTGCCGGAAATCAAGAAGTATTTGGCAAAGCATTTTTCGGTAACATACAAGTCGCTCTCATTCTTGTTACACTCCGAGCATGGTTTCCTTCAGGCACCGTACGAAGAGATTACCAAGAAGCAGTATGATGCGATGGTCGCCAAAACCAAACTGATTACGACAATTGATCAGGCAAATATCGGTCTCGACGATGCCGACTGTGCCGGAGGAGTTTGTCCTGTGCGATAGTTATTGTTTAGGGGCGACGGCTTCTTTTTGAAGCCGTCGTTTCAACCAATACATTTTTCTTGCTTCACTCATTTTCGCTCGTGTCTCGGTCGAAAGAGTCTTGCCATAGTTCGGGCTATTTTCCCCCGTCTTACCATACATCGGGTTATTCTCTCCCGACAGGGCCACACTCAGTTTCGCTCGGTGTTCGGCCGAGTGGTGCTTACCATAGTTCGGGTTGTTCTCTCCCGACTTAGACACACTGATATTCACTCGTGTCGCGGACGAGCGAGTCTTGCCATACATATGGTTTTTCTCTCCCTTTTTACCATACATCGGGTTATTCTCTCCCGACAGGGCCACACTCAGTTTTGCTCGGTGTTCGGCCGAGAGTTTCTTGCCCCTATTAGCCGCACCGATCTTCGTCCGCCATTCTTCATCTGGCACCCATCCTCTCGTGCCCTCTCCTCCATCCGTCATATTGTAGCCGTGCTCCCGCGTCTTCAGTTCGGCTATCCAGTAGATTTCGCGGGCATTTACATCCTCTATGGTCGTGTGTTCCAATATCTCATGAGTAAAGGCATCTGGGCCGTATTTCCGGATGGCTTTATGGAGAAGATAACCAGCACCACGGTTTGCAGACCAACAATGGTACCACCATCGTTCATCCAGCCCACGAATGGTCTGGCCGACATATTGCTTCCCGTTGATAATATTTGTGAGTAAATAAATAATAGCCATGCTGGCGCTCTCCTTTAGCGTTAGAGTAGGTGGGGACGGCAATCCCGCGACCTACATCTATTTAGCATATTTCTATGCTATACTACCGTGTGTCGGTGGGGTGTGCCCCGTCCGTTAGTACGTCGTAAGTCCCGTAAACTGTAAGTCAACAAAAAAGGAGTCCCTATGGATGTCGTATATCTCGTGTATAGTAATATCGTTCTACTCGTCATTGTGTTGCTCACCATCAAAGGCACGTCGGTCTATCATAAACGTCGGCAGCAGATTGATGAGGAGTTTCGGCGGATTGATGAGATCATCAGTCACACTCACACACGCATCGATACTGTGGAAACGGACATCTACCGTCGCATCGATGAGGTACAGCAAGAACTCATTCGCGAGAATGCGTCCATTCTCAAGACCGTGAAGTCACGGTAATCATACACACCCCACCGACACATACGTTTGAAGGAGTATAATATGCCAACGATTGATGTTTTGTATTTTTCGGCGCCGTGGTGCGCCCCGTGTAAGCGTCTCGCGCCTGTGATGGACAAGTTAGCCCACGAGTTTCCCGCGATCACGTTCAAGAAAATCAACGTGGACGATGAACGCGAGGCCGTCGAGCAGCATCAAATTCGCGGCGTGCCGACGTTAGTGGTGCTTCGTGATGGGGCGAAGGTTGACACCATTGTGGGGCCCGAATCCGAATCAGAACTTCGTGCTACGTTCACTGCGTTCGTCGAGTCCTAAATATGGAGTATGAAACATGGGTGGCTCGGCATTGATTATTCCGTAACCTGTCCCGCACTCTGTGTGACGGATGGCACCACGCATCGGTGGTGGGTCAATTACAAACTCCACGGGAAACCCTATAAGGAACTCCCGAACGTGGAGTGGTCGCCTTCAACAACCGACGGCGAACTCCCGCGTTTTCTGGAACTCGCGGAGTGGGTCTCGCGAGTCGTGCGTGAAACACACCCACAGCACATCATTCTAGAAGACTATGCGTTCAGTCGTGCGGGTCGGTTGACGCAATTGGGTGAAAACGGCGGCATTCTCAAAGCGGAACTCTATCGTCAGCATCCGACGATTCCCCTCCATGTGGTCGCCCCGACGTCCATGAAAAAGTTTGCGACCGGCAAAGGGATTGCGACCAAAGAGGATGTGTGGGCGGCGTTTATCAAACACGAACCCCACGCAGAACCGTGGGCGAAAATCTGTCATCCAAAGTCCGAGAAGATTACCAGCCCCGTCGCAGATATCGCGGATTCATATTTTCTGGCGCAGTATGGCCGCGCTCAATGGAGTTAGATAATGGCAAAAACAATTTGGCGTGAACCGACCCCCGACGATCCTCGTCGCCGTATTACTCGCACCGAAGAAGAAAAGCGGGTGTGTGTGATGTATTTCCGCGTGAGTCGCCGCGAACTGGACGATATGTTTCGCTACGCACGATCACGGAAAGCCACGATGTCCTATTTTATTCGTGAAGCTCTGATCGAAAAGTATCCCGAGATTTTTGCGGATATGAATCGTCATATCAAGAAGCCGCGCAAGAAGCCGCTAGAGGTTGAAAAGCCGGCGCGGATTCTCAAGTCGCTTGCGGACGGCAACGTCAAAGTCGTCGATTCCGACACCTAGTTGTGTATTATGTGCTTGATTTTATAGTAACACTGGGAGCCAGTATTCGTTTCATGCGCGAATGCAGCTTACGAGTTCTCACTCTCTTTGCAATAGTTTCAGAGGAAAATGTTTTGCCTTTCATTGCTGCGCTTATTTTGGCTCTCGCTTCTTCAGTAAGCGGTCTCCCGTATTGTGGATTTTTTTCACCAGATAAAGCTGCGCTCAACTTGGCTCGAAATTCGTCTGAAAATTTTTTGCCATAATTAGGGGCCTTTTTTCCCGTCTTACCGTGCATTGGGTTATTCTCTCCCGACTTGGCCGCACGCAACTTCGCTCGTGTCTCTTCACTCGGCACCCATCCTCTCATGCCCTCTCCACCTTCCGTCATATTATAGCCATGTTCCAATGTCTTCAGTTCCGATATCCAATAGATTTCGCGGACATTCACATCCTCGACGGTCGTGTGTTCCAATATCTCGCGGGTAAAGGCATCGGGTCCGTATTTACGGATGGCACGACACAGGTATTGGGGGTTCCCACGTCGAGCATACCGGCAATGCCGTCTCCACCGCTCATCCAGCCCGACACTGGTTTGACCGACGTATTGTTTTCCGTTGATGGTGTTGGTGAGGAGATAAATAATAGCAGACATAACGGCCTCCTTACAAGGTTGTTAGCGTTTAGGGCAAGTATGGGCTGGTACCCGTGCTTGCCCGTTCTACTATTATTTAGTATTTTACGTCTCGCAAAAAACCTGATATACTATTGTCAATTTGGGATGTGGTGTAACGGTAGCACAGAAGCCTTTGAAGCTTTTTGTTGGGGTTCGAATCCCTGCGTCCCAGCCAATTTTGCCCGCGTGGTGGAATGGCATACACGGTGGACTCAAAATCCACTGACGGCAACGTCATACTGGTTCAAGTCCAGTCGCGGGCACCACTAAATATTGAATATGAAACTGAGTATGAAGCACAATAATGTAATTGCAGAGGAACAGCCGGCGTGGTGCTGTGATCCGTGTGGAAAACAGTATGGTCGGTGGTGGATTGATGAGCGGTATCAGGGGCCCGAACCCCATACCGCGACGTATCATATCGGTGTGTGTGACGTTTGCTTGAGACCCGACACCGCAGTTACGGAACCGAGGGACTTCGGATATTTACGGCGAGCATGGAATAAAAAAATTCGATATGCACTTGGACGTGTCTAACTACTAGGAGTTGCATATGCGAGTACATCTCAAGAAGGTGATGCAGTCGGCCGTCGAGCAAGGCGTCGTCGTCGGCTATCATCGCATCGATAAGCTCCCCAAAAATAAACGCGCGAATACGGATGTGATGGTTGACACCATGCTCATGAGTATTTGGGAATCATTGGATGGCATCATTGATTTTACAGATGACGGCGAGGAGACCGAATCCCAGAAAAAAATGATCGGGTTTCAGGCGGACGCCGTTAGTATGATTCCTGCCATTTCCGAGGACGAGGCCGAGGCCGACGATGACGAGGACGACGATATCGTCCCGTTAGATACCCTGTATCGGGTGCATCGCCGGAAATAAGTATGGGTCGTCGAATCTGTATACTCCTATTCGTGTTCCTGTTCGGCGCATCGACGACCGTATTCGCGCAGAGCGGCGATCCCAGTTGGGGCGTGTATCAAGTCACGGAGAACACTACCACGCCGTTATTGACCAACCGACCGGAAAGAGTTCGTCCTATCGCGAGTATCACAAAACTCATGACAGGGTGGATCACTCTGACGTCACAACCCACCCTGTCACAACTCGTCACCATCACAACGCAAGACACCCGCGACGCTTCGACCACCGTTCTTCGCAGCCGCGACCGTGTGTCGATAGAAACCCTCATCTATTTGATGTTGGTGAGTTCCGATAATGTGGCCGCACGGGCGCTCGCGCGTACCGTCGAAGGCACGCGTGACGCATTTGTTGCTCGAATGAATCGCACCGCCGAACAATTATACATGGTGGATACCCACTATGCCGATCCCGCCGGTCTTCTTGCGGGTAATGTATCGACGGTCACTGACATCATACGATTACTCGGGGCCGTGACCTCGACACCGCTGCTGTCGGACGCGTTTCACACACAAACATATACCGCAACAATCCAGCGCAATACTCGAACACACCGACTGACCGTTCGCAACACCAATCGATTACTCGATGATTCGATGCATATTTCTAAAACTGGGTTTACCAGTGCGGCGGGATATTGCTTGGTGCAGTGGATTACCGCTCCCGAGCGTTCGTACGTGACCGTTGTGCTTGGGGCCCCATCAAAAGATTATCGTCTTGGATTGATGCAGGCACTTATGCAATTCATTCAACCCCGATACTAACCTATGCATACCACGATTCATCATGGTGCGATTGTCCATGCGGCGTTCGACACACACAAAGAACTGATTCTCACCCTCTGTCGTCCGGCGGAATTTTATGAGTGTGCCAGTACGCGACTCCGCAATCGAGCGTTCTCGTTCGAGCAGTTGGTCGATTACTACATGCACGACGATGCCACACTCGACTATTACTGGTCGGGGTTCAATATTCCAAGTGCGTCCTTAGAACGGTTCTTTACGATGTTTGACTTGACGCCACGAGAACAACAGCTACGACAAATCACACACCCGCTGTCCGCGCGCCCCTATTATCTGATTGCAACCCGCACACACGATCGCGCGACGCTTCGACATGAATTGGCCCACGCCCATTTCAGTTTAAACCCGACCTATCGCAAGCACGCCACCGCATTGGTGCGGACGCTTCCACCACGCATTCATCACGCGATTACCCGTGAATTGAAAGCCTGGGGCTATGCATCCTCGGTCATGACCGACGAAGTGAATGCCTACATGGCCACGAGTGGCGTGCGATGGTTGCAGTCGCAGTTTAGTAGGCAAATTACTGCCACACGCGTCGCACCGTTTGTAACATTATTCAAATCTATTTCCAATATAGATACCTCATACGTGTGATATAATACTTCACAGACTACGTTCTTTGCCAAACAAATATTATGCTGAATGGACGTGGCCGCACGTAGCTCAATGGTAGAGCAGCACGTTTACACCGTGCCTATGGGAGTTCAATTCTCTCCGTGCGGACCAGTAATGCCGGATTGGTGGAATGGCATACACACCTGTTTTAGAGGCAGGCGCCGCAAGGCATACAGGTTCAAGTCCTGTATCCGGCACCAGAATAGTTGGGGTTGTAGTTCAGTTGGTTAGAACGCCTGCCTGTCACGCAGGAGGTCGCGAGTTCGAGTCTCGTCAATCCCGCCAGTTATTGGGATGTAGTGTAATGGTAGCACCAGAGTCTCTGAAGCTCTTTGTCTAGGTTCGAATCCTAGCATCCCAGCCATTTTTTGCCGGGTTCGCATAGTGGCGATTGCACCGCTCTTGTAAGGCGGCGAGGAAACTCCACGTCGGTTCGAGTCCGACACCCGGCTCCATTTTATGCCGCTTAGGCTTAGAAAGCGAAGCACGGCATTGGTAATGCCGAGAGCAGGGTGCATGTCCCTGAAGCGGCTCCAGTATGGGCGCGTAGTTAAATGGGATAACAGCGGCTTTGCAAGCCGCGATTGAGAGTTCGATTCTCTCCGCGTCCATTATTTAGGCGAGGTAGCGAAGCGGTCAAACGCAGCAGACTGTAAATCTGTCGCCTTAGGGCTTCGGAGGTTCGAATCCTTCTCTCGCCACCACATTGTTGGGATGTAGCCAAGTTGGTAAGGCACCGACTGTTAATCAGGCTATCGTAGGTTCGACTCCTACCGTCCCAGCCAAAATTTATGCGAATGTAGCTCAATTGGCAGAGCGCCGCCTTGCCAAGGCGGAGGTTGTCGGATCGTTGCCGATCATTCGCTCCATACGCAGTTCAACTCTGCGATGCGCGTCCACTTCTTGCTTTGAGTCATATTCTCAAAGAACGTCTGTTGGATAAATAAACTATATGACAAACAAACAACGCCAAGAGTGGTGCCAAAAAAATCATCTACCAGAACTCTCGTGTCAGTATTGTGGTCGGGGTTGTAGCCGTGTATCACACAAAAGACATGAAGCGGGGTGTTTGAAAAACCCAAACCATCCGCGAAAAAAGCAATGTGTAGTATGCAACGGGAACTTCATAGCACCTCATGGCGTCAGAGGAAAACGACAAATCACATGCTCCCATGCTTGCTCTAATACCTTTTACCGCAGCGGCGAAAATAATGGCATGTATCGCAACAAACAAAACTACAAAACCATTTGCTTTCTGTATCACGAAAGACGGTGTGTAGTATGTGGCGAAGAACGAATCGTCGCGGCGCATCACATAAACGAAGACCATAGCGACAATCGACCAGAGAATTTGATACCATTATGCCCGACGCATCATTGCTATTGGCATTCTGGCTATCGTAGTTTGATTGAACAAACGGTCGTTGACTATTTGTCTAACTGGTTATCTCGGAGAGTGGGCTAAAGGCCGGCCGCCTGTTTTGGGAACAGGACAACAAGTAGGTTCGATTCCTACCTCTCCGACCATTCTGCATAATATAAAATTTTCGTCATCATAAGTAGAATTATGGAACGCACATTATTATTGAATGCCACCTACGAACCAATGGATGTTGTCAACTGGCAACGCGCCATGACCCTCTGGTGTCAGGGGAAAGTCGAAATCATCGAGACGCATGATCGCGAAGTACATGCGGTGACGTTTTCATTCAAGTTACCAGCCGTCGTGCGGCTACTTCGTGTTGTGCGTTTGCGCCGGCGCAGGGACGTCCGATTTACGCGGGCGAACATCTATACCCGAGATAACTATACATGTCAATATTGCGGCACCTCTTTCGCCACACAAGACTTGACCTTTGATCACGTCATACCCATGTCACGCGGGGGTAAGCGGAGTTGGGAAAATATCGTGACGTGCTGTATGCGATGCAATCGACGCAAAGGATCACATACCCCCAATGAAGTCGGCATGTCCCTGTTACGAACACCCACAAAGCCCGCCTATACGCCGATCTTTCGTATTACTGTTGGCATACGAAAAACGCCAGAAAGTTGGCGAGACTATTTGTATTGGTCCGCCGAACTTGAAAACGATAACGAGGCATGAGATACGTGTTGCGTCCAGTCTAAATACCCACATGAAGTTGCTGCTCCTATCTTTATGCGGGCGAGACAACGAAGACGAAGATGTCTCCTACCTCAATCTGTATCTCGCCTCGCTTCGTCGTCATGTCATTCCACATTTCGATACCCGCGTCATTTTGTTCAGCACCTTTAATGCAACCACGAAAACACAAGCTCGCGTGAACGCATTCGGGTTAGGTGAGCAGGTGCGTGTATATGGGTATAATGATATCGGTCTGCCAGCAGAAACCGCTGAGTTTTTGCGCAACAAAGTATCCTACTTTCCGAAAATTGGACTCAACATGAATTTGTTGTTTGACTATGCACAGCAACATAATTTTTTTGAGGCGGATTGGATTTTTCATACCGATACCGATATTGAATTTTTGGAAAACTTTGCGCCGCATATAACAGCATTGCAAGGCATGACTGCGGTAAACCCAAAAATTTTAGTATCGTGCGCCGGAGATACCTACTTACATAATTTTCGATACAGAGAACAAGAATATATTTTCAATTATCCGCCGCGATGGAATGCGTATACCGAGCCCCCGCCAACACCGTTCGAACAGTTATTTCTCTTTGCCATAACCCGTCGGCCAGAACCACGGCAACATCCGTTCGATCAGGAACATCGTCTTGTGTTTAATGCGAAGAGTGTCAAGGTTCGCAATGATTTTGTCGGTCTGAGCCGCGCATTGGCGAATACGCAGGTATTAAATTGGGCGCATACGTATTCTCCACTGGACATGCGTGGCGTTCCTGATAGCAGCCCCGATATGGCGGCACTCCAAGAGTTATGGAACGAACATCATCGTGGCAGTAATTTACCACTGGAACTCCAACTCAATGAAGACAAAGGGTCTTCTATTTTATATTGGCTTAAACACGGAACACACGACGTAACATGGGTCCAACTACGCGGATACCGAGATATGGCCAATCATTATTCGGCTGGCTGGGGCGGAAATAACAATTTTAGCCATCGAGCAATAGCAACCTTGCGACGAGAGTATAGCGATACGGAACATATTTGGGCGGCTGATTATCCAACATAGTGTGCTATACTCTTACTCATGCACCCGTAGTGTAATGGTCAGCACCCGAGGCTTATAACCTCGCAGCTCTAGATTGGGGCGGAGTCTTGGTTCGAATCCAAGCGGGTGTACCAATCTTTGTTCTAAATACTCATATGACCCCCCATGAGTATGACGTGATCTCCGTTAACGTCCGCATCCATCGCCCCGCGACTATCGCGAGTGGATTCTATGACAGCGTGTCATCACGACTTATCGAAAAGTTGCCGGTGCGAACACTAACCTCCTATACCTATGGTTCTCCGATTCCCGACGAGCTACCCACAGAAATTGCCGACATCATTCGTCGTAGCACAGGATTTCAAGCACTCATCATTCGAAACCCTGACCAAAAATTTATTCTGATTGAATATACCGATGGCCCCAGCGGCACCACCGGCGCAATTGATACACACGCTCCACATTTTCTCGGTGCGGTTGTGTGCCAATACGATGCGTTGAGTACCGCCTACAAATCGAGCCCATATCAGATTGTGCCGGGATACTTCTCTCGCAATATGGAAACGCCGTTACCCCCGTATACGGGGACTATTGATAAGCTAGTGTTTGTGGGTACCGTTCACCCCGACGTGCCAGAACGTCAAGCTCTGTTGAGGTTACGTGAGCATCCAGACCTGACCCTCGTGGAAGGCTATGTGCGCCGACCTGATGGGGCGAATATTCGGCCGGTTGAATACTCACACGCTCTGTCGCAGTATGCGAGTCATCGTGCGGTGCTGGCACTTCGCGGCACATCATATTTTTGTTTTCGAGAGTTTGATATTCTTGCGGGGGGATATCCGTTAATTAGTCATGAACTCAACTACACGTCCCAAATGGAGCCGTTGGTGGATGACGAACATTACTTTGCCGTGCCGTTTGATCCGCACCCCGAGGTATTTGCTCGACGATTGATAGACAAGTTTAACGACGTGCGCGGAGATACCGCACGATTAGAACGAGTGCGCCGAAACGGTCAGGCATGGTTTTTTCGAAACGCTACGTGGCAGGGAATTACGGATCGTCTCTACGAGTGGACCCTCCGAATACTGTCCTGCTAAATATTTTGACACAAAAGGAGAGCTATTGCTATGATATTGACGAGTATTCGAAAATTTATGTTGTCGCACTATACGTGGGTGACCCGAATTTTTGCCATCGCCGCGGTCTGTGTCGTGCTTGGGGTAATTATTTACGGCGCCAAAAAACCGCCGCGCATCAGCCAACTTGACCCCATTACAACCGTCATCGAAGTGCCCGTGGAGAAGCTCACCACGAAAACTGTCACCGAGTATGTTCGCGTCGAAGATCGAACCGCCGTGGACCGCTTGATGCGCGACAACGCCGCACTCAAGAGTACGGTCCAGCAACTCACGGTGTCATTGGCCGAAGCTACGAGTCATGGCACAGGAACGGTGGTGGTTACCACCCCCGATCCGACCACCAACGAGCCTACGATTATCAAAGTGCCAATGACGTTGCAGTTCAAAGACTGGCGCTTAGAGTTTCAGAGTGATGGAGTGACGGCGCATTACACGCTCTCACAAAAATTTTCTATCCTGAATACGGTCGGGCGCACCGACACCAATACACCCGTCAATATTGTGCGCCTGTTTGAAATCGGCGCGAACGGGGAGCGGCTTCCCATTCCTACTGTCGAAACGACGATCATTAGTGCCCAACCAACGCGGGACCATTTCTATATGAAGCCGACCCTTCAGGCAGGGGTAGGAATTTTGCCACGGTGGGACTCTACTGCGACGCCAACTACGACCGGTGGTCGGACGCGATATGATACGTCACTCGCCGTGGCAGTGCCGTGGTGGAAACGAGGACGGACCACGGCGGTCGAAGATACTCGATACGCCTATTTGACACCTGTCGTAACAATCAACGACACGGAATTGACAGGCGGACTCGCGCCGATCTCCGTGAACTTGGGCACACTACGATATTCCCCCGTGACCGACCTCTGGTTCTCTCCCTATGCGGGTCTGAGTTCTCGACACGGCAAGAAAAAGTTTGCCGTTGTGTTTACGACCACCTTTTAATTGACACGGACTGCAATATTCAGTATACTAACTCTCGGTGACAGACACCCTTGTCTGCGCCCTATTGAGGATACGTATGGAAAATACTGGGCATAAAATTACGCATACAAAAAATGGGCATGTCCTCACGGCCGTTCTTTACGGTGAGGTGACGCCCGAGAAAATTGATGCCGCCAAGAAAACTCTTGCACATCGGGCCGAGCAGTTGTATTCCCCCGCGAAGACCCCAAGCGAGAACTGGAATCGCAATGAGCGCACCATCTCCTATCGTTCAAAGAACGATGTGGATGCGTGGGACGAGTGGGGCGATGATGAGTTCGATAACGATTTTTAATTAATCACCGCCCGCGTGGTGGAATGGTATACACGGAGGACTTAAAATCCTCTGGCGGCAACGCCATACTGGTTCGAGTCCAGTCGCGGGCACCACTTTTCGTATGGCGGTATCGTCTATCGGCTAGGACACAGCCCTTTCAAGGCTGGAAGATGGGTTCGATTCCCATTACCGCTACCAAACACTAGAGCTATTATGACACGACCTAACCTTGAACATGATCTTATTCGCAACATCAGTCTCTGTGAACGAGTGCAGACCGACCGCGAGTTTGCCAAGTCGCTCTATGCGGCACTGTGCAATACCGAGTTTCATCATGCTGCGTTGGACGAGCCGTGGGGCTGTTCGTGGCGGTATGCGGGAGGCATTCTCGCAAACATAGAAAATACCGGCGGGGACTATCTGGATTATTATTGCAGCGGCAACGAAGGCCATGTTACCGACGAACTGCGCGC